ACCTGGGAATCTCATAAATGAAGATTCACAAGTCTTGCAGCTAAGCTCGGCTCTAAAGGACCACGTAACGCAGTGTTACATCCTTTTCATACCTGCACCATGAGAAGCGGATTACGAACCAAACGAATTTCTTCGTCCGACGCTCTCCACTCCTGAGGCGAAGGTACGCTCAATTTAGACAAACGCTCCTCAAAAATAGAGAAGCGCAAGTGATAAAGTTCCATTAGCGCGAAACTCTCACGAGGATCAAAGCTAAAAGCCATGATATCATCATAAATTGATAAAAGAGCCTTCTCCATATCCTTTAACTCGGCAAAGCATTTCTGCATTTCGTCGAAATAAAGGACCATGGACATCATTGCCATAACGCGTTGCGCGTTAGGGTAAAGATGTGGGTCAACAACGTATCCTTCCATTGGATTGGACTTTGGTGTAGGTCGTGGACGGAAAGAAGATTTCTTCCAGTCCAAGTCTAAACCAAAATCAGGGAACTCAGTTCCTTCGAAGCCCATAGCCTTAGCAAAGAGAACTCAATCTCTTTGCTTTGCCTCTAGGGCATCTGCCAGTCTATTAAACTGGTATGTACAATACCACACAAGTGCCTGTGGTCAATTCTCCTTAGTCTCCACCGATCCGACCTTCGTCGTCTCGATGAAAGACCAGAGAGTCTCAACCATCAACACTGGTGCGGCGCACATCAGAATCAAGTTTCTGATCCGAACAGACATCTTCTGGAAAGAAGATGTGATGCTCGACTTAGCACGGTAGCCCCAACCCATAATATCCATCAACTGAGCCAGACGGAGAGAGTACTTCTCCCCGAACTGAATCAGAGAACTGATGTTTCCTCTAGCCGCAAAAATTTCTTTAAACGGTACAGGAGAACAATCAGTTCCCGAGTGGAAATAGCGTTTCGCAAACTCTAGGGATCCGTTTCGGGATACCAAAGATTTTGCTAACCCTATTTCAACTCCAATACTGGACATTATGAAAAGGTATTCTCGTGCTACACGGCCATTGGCAATAACTATGTCATCACCAAGGACCGCATAGTCCTTAAACCAATATTTTCCCTCTACACCACCTGATTGCACAACAGCCAGACTGTACGCCGGGATCACCCCAGCACGTATAGCTGCCCACTGTACAATAAAATGGTGTGTCAATGCTAACATTGCCCAAGAGGACAATGCCCCCATCGGTTGCCCGACCGCATAACGCAAGGGTACTGGATCTTCCTTACGGCTCGGTTTAAGCCAATAAGTCCGACCCACCAGTAGTTCCTTCCAATAAGTGGCCCTCTCTCCCCCAAGGTAGGGGGAAAGGAGCATTACCTGAAGGTCCACCGGCAGACGATCAGTCGCCGCCGATAAGTCGTAACATCAAAACTTGGTTTTACCCATATTTTGAAGACGACGTACCGGAGCCAACTGATCGAAAGTCCCATCTTGCGGTATACGTCTTAGGTGGTCAAACAGCATGTGATGAAGAGGTTTAAGCAACCAATTCGTCCACGCGTCGACCATAGCAAAGACTCTAACTTTCCCAGCTGCTTCATGTTTCATCCCCAATTTACCGAGTACGGGATCAGAAGACTGATCTACCGGATCCTCAGTAAACTGGAAGAGGTACTCCATGAAGAGATCGTTTCCAGTCGATATGCATCAGTTTTCCAACCAATGCATAGGACCGGATACCCATCTATAGGCCGCAACGAGCACACCGTGGATGCTGGTAGATTTAAAACTCTGACCAGCACCCGCAGATGTACTCGAGGACTTAGCAATTAGGAAAGGTTTAGCTTCGAGGGAAGACTCGCTGAAATCAATTCAGGGATTGACAGCCCAAAAACTCCCGATCACTCGAGAGATCTCAGGCTTCAAACCAGATCAATCTTTACCCGGATCAGTGATAGTTGACAACTTCAACTTACCTGGAAACTCCAACACTCTATAAAGAGAGAGGAGAGTCAAAGTAAGTTTAATTGCCCGCTGATCACCTTGACGGATTTTATTCCTTATTATTTTCGGAATCATACGAGGAAGGCCTCCTTTTGTACGAGCAACTGCGACACCCAATTTTTGGGTGGAGGGGATTTTCATCCCCCCAGCCGCCTGCATAACTAGAACGTGGGATGCTTTAAGGTATAACACCAAAAAGCGAACCCCCGAGCGAGCTGCAAGCGACTTGCAGAACCTTACAAAAAAGAGGTTCTGACGGACTAGTCCATTAGTTCTATGACCAACTACAACCGAACTGATTCGTAAAAACCAGTCCAGTGCAGTCTGTTTACTTTTTACAGTAAACATGCCATTAAGCATTTTAGTCAATACATTAGAGATTGGCTGAGCACTACGGTTAAATTTAGACTTTGTTCTCATTGTTTAAGTTTAATCTTTGTGTAATTGGACCTATGACCACGGTTCACCGTTATTCTTCACGGTCTCGTCTTTAGACGAATATTCGCTCCGAAGAGCACCAATTACAAGGTTGAGAGACCTAGGTAGAACCTACTCTCACAGAAAGCAATCATGGTGGCAGGGCCTCACTATGAGGCTGAGCTTTCGCCCTTAATCTGCTCCACTCTCCCGTCTTAGGGGTTAACTGTGAGTACATCGTTTTGCAATACCTCTCCATAGCACTAGTTACTTTCTAGTTGACGCGATACTTAACCTTCAGTTTCCTCCTAATGGAGGGCTGCAGGCAGTGTAAAAACACATCGGTCTCGCGACCACTAAAGGAAGTAGCAACTTATTCTTTCGAACCGTTACTACACCTTCATATTCAGAATATTTCTATCCCAAATATTTTATAGGACTCGGGCAAGGCCAAAAAGCCCACGCACTCTCCGCTTGAGGAGAATACTAGGGACAATTGGCCCCGCTAGGGGTCAGTTTACCTAGGTACAGC